TTAGAGTTTCTGGCTACAGCCGCATTTTTTGTAACGATGTATTTAATTATGATGTTTGTTTTTATTTTATGAGGAGAAGAAGATGATTGTTTTGAATGATAAAGAATTAAATTTAGAAAAAGGTAAACCGCTGAATTTTTTAAGCGATTTGCAGATAGAAGATTGTTTAATAGTCACTGACGCTAAGGAATATATGAAATTAATGTCGGCTATCAAAAAACGGTATCCTACCGTTTCTACTGGTAAATTTGGAAACGTATATCATATTAAGATTTTGCCATATTATAATTTTAGAGATGTAGTGAGAGTTTTTAAAAAAAATGATTATATAAAAAGATTAAAACTTCATGACTGGTGGTTTGATTATAGCGAGGATCATAGCGTATATACGAAGGGCAATGAAGCTCGAAATGAATTAATTAAGCTACAAGAAGAAATTGATGCTGATTTTCAAATTTGGAATCAGCATTGTCCAGAAGAAAAAGTGAAACACAAAGAAAAAGTAAGACACGCACCAGTAGTTGATGGTGATGGTAAAGTTAAATATACTTGGAAATTTCCAAGATAAAAATTAACAATATGGGGGGTTTACAAAATAGCAATTAGAGAATTATAAATAATAATGTAAGTCACTCTCAGCTTACAATCTCCTGTAAAAGCCCAAGTTGTCCTCCCTTCTTGGGCTTTTTTTTTGCATAATGATTGCGTGATCGCCATGATGTCCCAGAATATAACTTTTAAAAACCCATCCGTTTTTTTTAAATGATTCTACTTTTTCATGAGGTACATAACGTAAAATCATAAATATTCTCTAATTTTATATTATTAATCGCGTTTTAAAGCCCATACACAGGCTCTAGGACATAGCCGTGTATGTTTCTACCCTGAAAATTAGTCTTTTGGCTTTCTTTTTATTGATTCAGCTAGTCCACCGCCAAAATAGAAGCCAACAATTAATAACATTATTTCTCCAATATAAAAATCATCGAGCACTGTTTTGATGGTAAACGTGTTTCCATAACCAAATAAAGTCATGCCTAACACCAGAAAAAAAGATAGAAGAAATGTAGCAGCAAACATTAAAGCAAGATATCTTTGAGCGATTTTAAATGGTGCATAGCTTTTCATTAGCTCGACTTTTGCAGCTGTCTTCGCTTCAATCGCTTCTGTTTCGCTTACATGCATAGAGTCGATTAATTCCATGCCTTTTGACAAAACTTTATCTGAACCTAAAATTTTACCGATAATACCTATCATGTGTTATTCCTCTGGGTAACAATGAGCCATCAATTTATAATATTCATTATTATAAAATGCTTGCCACATATTTTCGTTAATCAAATATTCACATTGCTCGAAAGTCATTGGTTGCTGCAAAACAATTTTATTGCCAATGTAGTGCCATTCAGCCCCAGTATGACCCCACATAGAAATTACTAGAACATAAGCAATTTCAACAATGTGGTGTATATCAGTCACTGTTTACTCATGAACGCTGATACACCCATATACGCTCCCACAATTGAAGAACCAGCGATATATAAAAGATTGCTCAAATCTGTTAATAATTTTATTCTAGAGTCTGGAATAAATGGTGCAAACATTAGCAAAGTATAAACTGCCATAAAAATAAGTACCGCTGTTGCCATTCTTCTTTGTGCTGTTAACTTTCTGAGTTTGGCATTTTCTTTTTTGTCTGCCATCTCGATTTCATGCAGACGCATTTCATCATCGTCAACAACCCCATCACCATCCGCATCTAAGTAGCTATACTTTGAATCTTTCTCAAGTTTCTTTTGAATCATACGCTTTTCTCATCCTGTCTGCTAGGCGATTAGCCCGATTTGGGGTTTGCTTACTCCAAAGCGAGTCTAACATTTCAGAAGCAGCCAATTCGTAATTCCTGTCATCAATTGCTCTTTTCATTTTTTTGAATTTTGACAATCTTGGTCTACCAAGCTGGAAACACATATTCGCTATACAGTGTTGAACTTCCTCTGGCAAATCATAAAGTTGAGGATAGAGCATCTCACAATCTTTGATAACAACACTCATATCCGTTTCAAAAGCTTCTTGAACTCTTGTGTCGGATACTTCTGTTCCAACTGGTTGACCAAACTCTGGATCATTTTTTGTTATCAAATGCCCGATTCCAAACGTGAATTTTTTTTCACTACAAAGGTACACTGATTTCACGCTACCTTCCTCAAGGATAATTTCTGATTTTAATTTCTCAAGATTCATGGATTTTTGCTTTCATGGGTTTAACGTTTAATTCGTATCCTAAGATGTTAAGAGCAAAATTTATATCATTTACTCGCGGATTACAACGTGTACGCCAACCTCTAAGTGTGCTAGGGTTAATTCCTGTACGCTCAGAAAAATCTGCTTCAGTGCATCTTTGTCGATGCAACTCATCAAACAAAAATCGTACAATACTATTATTGTTAATTACTGGATTCTTTCTTCGATATATGCGGATTTCGAGACCTCTCTAATAAACCTATCGCCAAGTCAATCATCTGTTCACTTGTCATTAAATATTTTGTGCTTTCATAGTTAATTGTAACTAGTATCCCATCATCGTGCAGTCCAAGAGATATAAGGTCTTTTTCTTGTGAATTTTTGCCCAATGTTGTTTTACCCACAAATTTTTTTTTATTAAAGATTATGTCGTATGCTTTTGTCAATACAGTTAAATCATCATCCATTTCTCTATCTGTGGTTTTTCTAATCATGTAACTCACAGAGGTAATATCTAAATTCATAAAACTTGAAATTTGACTTTGACTCATCAACGACATGTCACGACATAAAAATGCTGTCATTCGCCTAGCAAAAGCTATTTCTTTTACGCGACTAGACGCAAGAATTTCTTCTGTTCTAACGCCTGTTATCTCTTGTATGGTCTCTATGATTTTTTGAAAAGTTTCTTTTGTGGGGGGCAGAAGTTTAGGTGTTGTGCATCTACCCCCATGGATTTTAGAACGGTATTTCATCGTCCAGCACGTTCTGTTTTTTTTCTGAGGCAAAACTTACATTGCCAAGTTTTAAAGCTAAATTTTTCTTTTCAACACCGTCATTGCCTGTAAAATGCCTCTCACTCAACTCACCAATAACAGTAACAGTTGTGCCTTTTTTCAAATACCTATGCAAAGTTTCAGCTCTTCTACCCCACAAGTTACATTCAACCCAAATGGTATTTTTTTTATCTCCGAAGCCAACGTCTGAGGCTACATTAAAAACAAGTAAACTAGAATCATTTACATTTTTTAACTCAGCATCTCTGCCAAGTCTTCCAACAAAAACACAACTATTCATTTTCAATTTCCTTCCTTCTTTGTGTAAAAATTTCTATTTCTTCATTTGACCAATCTCTATCTGACCTCAGTTTGAAAACTTCCATTAATTCTTGTGTTGAATTTTTCTGTGATAGTAAAACTTCTAAGTCTGTTAAAGCATCGACATTATCACCCTCAACAATTTCTATTTGAATTTTTTTTAAATCTGAGTCACTTACTTGTTGTTTGACTTCAAACTCTTTCTCTTTTTGTTCGAGATTTTCATGAAGTGTAGTAATTTTGTTAGCAACAGCAATTAATTCATCACCAGAAGCGAATTCAGAGCCACTGAGACCAATGCTCGCCAAAGCACGGCCTATAGAACTTGTCTCGCAATTCTCTATTGCAGAGACCTTATTTACTCGTCCTTGTGCTCTAATTTCTTCTGCATGACCGCAACCGATCTGAAAACCATTTTTATCCCAGATAGTTGTTTTCATCACAACTCTGGTATCATCGTTAACCAATATCTCAGAATTAATACCAAAATCTAATCCAAGAATTTTACGAAATGCTTCAATTCGAGTAGATACCATTGTGTATTTTTTGCCACCTTGAACACGAACTCCACCCTCATTAAGTTTGGCCACTATAGCCATCGCTTGTTGTATGCTCATACTTTGAAAATCTCCTTTGCCAAATCAATATTATCTTCATCATCCCAGTAAAATGGGTGGTCGAAGTCAGCCTCTAAAATGCCACCAAGGACGTATGGGTCATTACTATAAGCAATAAGTTTCTGTCGTTTTAATGCCCTTTGGCGCATTTTCTCTACAGCATCATCAAGATTTGATTGGTGAAATGCTTCGCAATTCGTTTTATCAAATCTTACACAATCATTGTGTGATACATAAATAATTGAAGGGTTTACATGAGTAGCAGCTTGATAGATAGCCACTTGTTGTATATCTCTCTCAATGGGTTCGGTTGGTAATTTGATGTTTCCGAGAGTGCGTGTGCCATCTTTTTTTGGCTTATGTAAGTTGCCAATTTTTGTTTTCAAATCAGTAACTTCTGTATCTGAAATAAAATCTACAAAGCCGACAATCGGCAGTATTAATTCAGGTAATTCTAATTTTATCGACTGTTCAATTCGATATTCTTGTGGATTTTTTTGTAATTCATTCACCCCATTTTGAATACAAGGGGCAATTTTTTCGCGGTAAGCAGTAAATACTTCATTGTCTGTTTTAGTAGTTTCACGCAAGTCATAAAGCGTTTGACAGGTCTCTACGGCCTTCTCCATCTCCCAACCCTCTGCTACCACTCTTTGAATGCCAAAGTGGACTGCCGTGCCATAACGAGCCTTATAGCCTACTTTTATTTTGCTTCTTTGTTCAGCAGTCAACGCAACATATTGAAACATCCAAACTGCTAGGGGTTTCAGTAATTGAGATGGACTAAAATGCGTTAATTTTAGTTCCTCAAAATTTGTTACTGCATCTCTCATTTTTCTCTCCCTTGTGAGCGCAGAAGTTTACCACGGCTGAATGATTCCGTCTGACAGCTCTTCTGCGCTCTGATGCCTTAAAAGTATAGTTGTTAAATAAATTACTAAGACTTCAATTTTGCTGTCATAAAAAACCAATAATGGATTTTATTTGACGGTGCAAGAAAAAAATAATATGTACTTAATAATTATGTTAAATGTGGTTTAAGGAGATTTAGATGAATTTGGCAGAATACCTTGTTTCTAAGGGTATTACTCAGGCGGATGCAGCAAGGCAACTAAAAGTTAGCCCAGTAGCGATACACCAGTATATCTACGCTAAAGCATTACCAAGTGGCTCTATGATGTTAAGAATTTATAAATGGAGTAATAAACAAATTACGACGTATGATTGGCATAAGAGTTTTCCAGATGCCTAATCGTCAAAAAGAAAAAGGTTCACGTTTTGAGAGAGATATTGTTGATAAAGCTAGAGTGCGTGATTTAACAGCGAATAGAGTGCCTCTAAGCGGTTCTGCAAGTGGTTTTAAAGGCGATGTGCATATCCAAGTGGGTCGAGAAACTTGGGTTCTTGAGGCTAAAAAAAGAAAATCTGGGTTCAAGTTTTTGTACAAGCATTTGGAAGGCGCAGATATTCTGGTGGTTGGTGAGGATAGAAACAGACCGTTAGCGATAATTGACCTTGAGGATTTATTAGATTTATTGGCTAAAAGGTTATGATAAGTAAATTTCCTAATAAAAAATACAATATCATTTATGCTGATCCGCCTTGGACATATCGTACTTGGAGTAAAAGGGGACAAAAGAGAACCGCATCATCTCATTACAAAACCATGAGCCTGATTGATATCAAAGAGTTACCAGTGTCTGAAATATGCCATGATAACTGTATTTTATTTTTATGGGTAACTTTTCCCAATCTAATCGAGGGCATAGAAACAATTAAAAGCTGGGGTTTTACCTACAAGACATGTGGGTTTGTTTGGGTAAAAACTAACAAAAATTTTCCAGTAAACCAGTATTCGTTTTTGCCACTAGATTCTTTTGATAGTTTTTATGGGTTAGGACATTGGACGAGAGCCAACAGTGAGATTTGTTTGATTGGCACGAAGGGAAAAATTAAGAGAAAAAGTAAAGGCGTACATCAATTAATTTACGACCCTATTAGGGAACACTCTAGAAAACCAGATTGTATCAGAGATTGTATTGTAAAGTTGGTGGGTGATTTGCCAAGAATCGAATTATTTTCAAGACAAAAAAATCAGGGTTGGGATAGCTGGGGTAATGAAACTGACAAATTTAGGGAGATAAAAAATGTTGGAGAAGAGAGTAGATAAATTATTTTTGGGGAAATATGTTTCGATAAGAGATTATGTATGGCGTAGTGCTATTGCAGAAGGGGGGCTTATAATTGCACATAAAGATAAAAAAATGTTTATCGATGCAGCGGATTTAAAGAAGCTCAAGCCCTCTGGAAAGTTTCATCAATCCAAGTTCTCAGGTAAGTATCAGCTGGTTGATATTGAGTGGGAAAGTAAAGATACTAGGCAACAGGGGTTATTTGATGAGTGATAGTTTAATTATCAAGAGCGATTTAAAAGAGAAGTTTTCAACACTTCCTAATGCTCTTATCAATGATAGTAGAATGTCAGCCGAACATTTAGGATTAATAGTATATTTGTTAAGCAAACCTAATGATTGGGTTGTAAGGGTCTCTGAACTACGCAAACGGTTTGATTATGGCAGAGACAAAGTATATCGGATTTTGCAGCAGTTGGAGCAGTATGGATACGTCAGTCGTGAGCAGATTAAGGTCGATGGTAAATTCGCTGAAACTCGTTACAGTGTTTCAGATACACCGTGTCCTGAAAAACCGTATACGGAAAAACCGTATCCGAGAAATCCGACACTTACTAAAGAAAGAAATATACTAAATAAAGATAATACTAATTTACCCAAAAAGAAAAAGGTAGAAAAAATGCTTTTGATTGATTACGAATTGGATAATGCTGATAAGCAATATGCAACTGATAAAGGATTAGACTGGGAAGAGATACTAGAGGATATACGTCTTTGGAATGAAAAGAATGGAAATAAAGCGTCTTACGCATCGTGTAAAGCATTCTGGCAGCAATGGTGTCGTAGTGAAGCCAAGAAGTCTCATGGGGTTGCTAAGAGCGATAAATGGGTGGATAAAAGTAAGGTGGTAGGATTTGAAAGAAAAATGATAACGTTATCTGAGTGGAATGACTTGAGTGATGTTATGAAAGATTTTTACAGAAGAAATCGACCCGATATCATTAACGAATTAAAATTAGAGCAATATAATATTAATAATAAATGAAGTTCACACCTGAAATAATAGAAACTTTTTTGAAAAGAATAGCTATTGATGGACGCTCTGCCAGAGATATTGGGAGAGATAATGACATGCCAAGCTATGAAGCTTTCTATAATCTGATGAATGTAAATGAGGAAGTGAGAAACAAGTATTATCTAGCACAAGAAAGTAGAGCGACAGCCATCGATGAAGAGATTGATAGAATATTAAATCGGGTTGAGAAGGGTGAATTGGAGTATAATCAAGGTAGATTAATGATTGATACTTTGAAGTGGCGAATGGCTAAGTTCTTTCCAAGGCTTTATGGCGAAGCAACACAGAAGATTGAGGTGGAGCACAAAGCAAACTTTATTGAGGAATTAAAACGTGTGTCTACAATCGTTCAAAAGAGAAAAGAAATAGAAAATAAAACAATCGATGGGGTCGTCAATGAGTAGAGAAGATTGGTTAAAAAATCGATGGTATCTGGATTGGGTATCTGAGAAATACTTGGAAGATACTATAAAAACACTTAACCAATACGCGCACACACGCGAGAAAATATCACAATCTTCGGACACTTTTACAACCAATAGTTGTGACCAAAAAACAGAAGTCAATAAAAACAAAGACTTAGCAAAATAAATATGGCAAAAAAATATTACATAATGGACATTATGCGACAAAACAGCGATTACCCCCCTTTTTTTGCACACGGTGGCGCGATAAAAAAAATATACCATCCTACCTACCCCCCATTTTATTTGAGGTATAGATGACACCCCAAACCGAAAGATCGAGAAGCACAGATACGTTAATTGAACTACACGATAACCCAGTTTTATTTGTGGAAGAGATAATTGGGGTTAATCCTTATGAATGGCAAAGGCAAGCGTTAGAAGCTATATCGAATAATGACAGAGTTTCGATTGCAAGCGGTCATGGCGTTGGCAAAACTGCGTTTTTGTCATGGTTAGCTTTATGGTGGTTGTGTACGCATTACCCATGCAAGGTAGCGGTTACTGCGAATACGGCTCATCAATTGTCTGATGTGCTGTGGACAGAGATAGATAAGTGGGCAAGGGGGTTACCAGAGGGATTTAGGGAGTTATTGGAGTTTAAAAGCGATAAGATAAGCTTAAAGGGCGCACAAGATAGTTTTTGTGTTGCAAGAACGAGTAGAAGAGAGAACCCAGAGGCGTTACAGGGGTTTCATAGCGAGAATATGTTGTTCATTTGTGAAGAAGCGAGTGGTATTCCAGATGTTGTATTTCAGGTTGGGGAAGGTGCGATGTCTACACAAGGGGCTAAAACGGTAATGTGTGGAAATCCTACTAGGTCGGAAGGGTTCTTTTTTGAAAGCCATCATTCGCAGCGTCATAGGTGGCATACAATGACGGTAAGTTGTTTGGATAGTCCAAGTGTATCAGAGCAGTTTTTAGAAAATATGGCTGACAAGTATGGAATTGAGAGCAATGTATATCGAGTGAGGGTACTAGGGCAGTTTCCAACGCAGTCTGATGATGTATTATTGCCCTTGTACTTGATTGAAGAAGCAGTCAAGAGAGATATTGAGTCAAGTCCTACCACGCCAACTGTCTGGGGGGTTGATGTAGCCCGATTTGGGGGAGATAGGAGCGCGATAGCTAAAAGACAGGGGAATGTGTTGTTAGAGCCTATTAAAACGTATCAGGGGCGCGATTTAATGGAAATGGCTGGGATAGTTATGAGTGAATATGAGGCGTGTCCGTATATGCTCAGGCCAACTGCCATTTATATTGATGCGATTGGTATTGGAGCTGGTCTTGCTGATAGGCTCAGGGAGCTGGATGTACCAGCTGTTGCGATTTCGGTGAGTGAATCTCCTAGTTTGAAAGACAGATTTAACCGCTTAAGAGATGAGTTGTTCTGGAACGCGAGGGAGTGGTTTGAGGGGAGAGATGTTAAAATGCCAGAGGATAATACGTTGATACAGGAGTTGAGTGGCATACGTTACAAGTATTTGAGTTCTGGCAAGTTGAAGGTTGAGAGTAAGGACGAGATGAAAAAACGAGGTCAGAGGTCACCAGACGTAGCTGACGCATTTGTTCTTAGTTTTGCTGAGAGTGGGGCAATAGCTGGTGGGTATTCCAGAGGATATAATTCAAATAGAAGGTTATCAACCAATAGAGGGTGGATTGTATGATCGAAGATAATGTGATTTTATTTCCTACGAAGGAAGAGCAAAAAGAATTATTGGAATATGAAAGAAATTTTGAGATACATGGTAAGCTCGTAGATTCTGTTGAAGCAATGTTGGATTATCATCTACAAGGATTGGTGAATTGCTCTGACAGTGTTGATTGGGGTATAGCGATGGAAGCATTAGGGCGACTTACCGTTATGTCTGGTTATAGGTTTGGATTGAGTGAACAAGAAGTAACACAAACTGTACAGGAATTTTCTAAATTGAGGCCAAAATGAGCAAAGACCCAAGATTAAAAAGAGTTGGCGTTAGTGGGTATAATAAACCCAAAAGAACGCCTAACCACCCAACAAAAAGCCATGTTGTTGTTGCTAAAAAAGGTGAAAAGGTCAAAACAATACGATTTGGACAACAAGGGGTTAAAACGGCTGGAGCACCAAAAAAGGGCGAATCTGATAAGCAAAAAGCTAGACGTAGGTCTTTCAAAGCTCGCCATCGTAAAAATATTCAAAAAGGTAATATGTCGGCCGCTTATTGGGCAGATAAGGTGAAGTGGAGCTAGTGTTGTGTTAGTAGAACGTGAGCTAAAACTGTGGACAAAGAAGGTTTTAGACGTTCCGACAGATAGTTTTGGTGGTTTGCCCCCTTGTCCTTACGCAAAAAAAGCTTGGAAAGATAAAAAAGTATCTATTTTTGAGTCAGATGATTTAAGTCTTGTTCTTGAAAAACAAAGATTATTCGACCCTCAGTCCGATAAATTAGAAATCATTGTATGGTATAATATCGAAAACATGGGTGTAGGCGAATTTAATAAATGGATTGATATTCATAATAAAGATTATGAACAGATTTGGTTAATGGGATTTCACCCTGAAGCCAGTGATGATGCGTTAACACCAGAGTTTGAAGGTATCATAGATGAGACCTATGGGTTGATATTTGTGCAATCTTTGAGATACTTGGTTAACGCTTCTGAGCGTCTATTTACAACAGACTACTATAAACGGTATCCTACAAAGGATATTAATTATGTCAAAGAAAGGAATAAAAAATGCGCGGTATGAAAAAACCTATGAAAAAAAATAAAAGAGGTAAGAAAAAAAAGTAAGCTATGGCTAAAAGTAAATCGAGTAAAAGTCCTAAACCAAATAACCCTAGCCTTTGGTCAAAAGCAAAAGCAGAAGCAAAACGTAAGTTCGATGTGTATCCAAGTGCTTACGCTAATGCTTATGCAGCCAAGCGTTATAAGGCTATGGGTGGCACTTGGTCTGGTAAAGATAACAGAGTGAAACGGAAGTCTCGTGGCTAAGAAAGAAGGTCTAGGAAAGTGGTTCGATGAGGATTGGCGCGATGTCAAGACTGGTAAAAAGTGTGGTCGGCAAAAAGGAGAGAAAAGAGGATATCCAGCTTGCCGACCAGCGAAAGTAGCCTCTCGTATTTCCAAAAAAGAAGCAAAAAAGAAAACAGGAAGAAAACGAGTGAATTGGTCAGTTACCGCCTCTGGTAGAAAAAGGAAGTCTGCGTGATGGAAGGTTTGCTACAAATGCGCTCCATTCCTTACTTTGATGAGCTATCTCCAGAGGGTCAGGCTCAGAGAAGGCAAGGTGTATTAGATGCTATTAGAGGCGCAAGTTACGCTCCATTTGATTTACTTGGCGCACCTGTTGATATCGCTAATACACTTCTTTCTCCTGTGACAAAGCCTCTGGGTTTATATACAGATGAACCATTACTAGGCAGTCAAAACCTTATGCAAGGTTATGATTATTTAACTCCAGATAGTCTTTTTGGGCAATTTCAGTATCCTGATAATTCAATACCAGAACTTGCTGGTAGAGTAGGTGGTGGTTTTATAAGCCCAAGCATTTTTATAACTGCACTAGATAAAATTAAAAATGTACCTAATTTAATCAAAAAAATAAAAGATTCTAAAAAAATAAGGGAAGATGCTACAAAAACAAATGATGTAGCTAAAATAGCAGAAGCAGACGCTATCGCGTCTGTTCTTGAATCGGAAGCAGTTCCATTAATATCAATCATAAATAAAGCTAAGGAATCAGGTTATGAAACAAGATTCGTCACAAATGACGATGGAAATTATCTCACAGTCACTCCGATGGGATTTGATAGACAAGCCAGTTCAAAGACTGTCGAAACAGCGAGAAAAAGAATTGATGACGGAGAGAAAATATCTGATGAGGGGGCTAAACTTACAAAAGCAGAAATAGATTATATCCTTACTAGCCCAGATTTAAACACAGCCCACAAACTCGCTGATGAAATATCAATGTCTGTTAATGGTAAGCCTTACATCTATGAGCTTTCTATGGGAGAAGGGGGTTACGGTGACAGAATATCCTCAGTTGCAAAGCAAGCGGCAATAGGTAGAGCGTTTGAATTAGCAACCGTTGGCAGTCCAGAGTATAAAAGCTCTGTTTTTTCTGCTTATGGAGAAAAATATCCTTCTTTACTAGAGGAAATAAACGCAAAAAATTATGATGATTTACTAGAAAAAGCGTATATGCAAATGGGTGCTGAAACAGAAATGCAGTTCGGCAAAATGCCCATAGGAACAACTTATCATAGAGGCGATTTAGATTACTTAACATCTGCTGGTGGAACTAATTCCATAGCTATGCTTAGAGATGTAATACAAAATCAAAATCTAAATGTTTTTAGAGGTGGTGACCCACATGATTTTTTATATCGTGTTGACCCACAAACAGGATTAAATTTAAATGAAAAATTTAGAGCTGTGCATGATTATTTTGGTCATGGGGTGAGGGGCAATAAATTTGATGCTACTGGCGAAGAAATGGCGTATGGCTCTCACTCTCAGATGTATAGTCCTTTAGCTAGAATGGCTATGGCGGCTGAAACTAGAGGCCAAAATAGTTTTGTAAATTACACACCTTTAAACATAGGAATCGAAAGAAAAATAAAAGATTTGACATCTGATTTAACAAAAGCAAAAAGTCAATCTGAAAAAGATGATATATCATCTCAATTAGCAGATTTACAGATGCAAAGAGAGTACGCTCCCCAACAATCCTTGTTGTTGCCACCTGAAATGTTGGAAACATCGTATCAAGGTGGTGTTCCAGAATATCTTTTAGCCGCAAATCAGCCAAGAGTAGGAACAACGGTGGATAATGTTCCTCTGTATCATGCGAGTGACAAACAAGGTTTATTAGAAATCAACCCTTCTTATGTTGGTAGTCGTATGGGGGATAGTTATGGAAGAGATGAATTTTCTAGTATTTCAGAATACGAAAGACCTGACAGGTCTTACTTTTTTGCAGATGAATACTTAGAAGGTGACCCAGCAACAAGAGGAGATATTTTTAAATATCAAGGTTCTGCTTCTGGTTTATACGATGTTATGGATGACCCAAGAGGATTGCTAGACTTAGCTAGATTTAGAAATGAAAATGTATTAGATAGAAATTTATTTATCAAAGATTTTGAGCAAGCTATAAAAGATTATGGATATTCTGGATATTTAGCACCTATGGGTGTCCAAAGTAGAGCCGCACAAATGTTTTACCCAATAAAAGTTAAAGGATTATTAGAATGAATGAAAAAGAAAGACATAATAAATTAAATAAAATTGGTGTTACACCAACTGAAACACCAATAACAAAACCAGTACCTGTAAAAACAACATCTGGTGTTGGGTCAACTGGAACAACAGTAGAAAAGAAAGAAAAAGTCAAAAAAGATGCTGTCAAAAAAACAAAGAGCAAAAGTAAAAAAAGTAGCTAAAGGATTGAAAAAAGCATCAAAAAAACATGCTGCTCAATCTAAGATGTTATCAAATGTACTCAAAAAGGTTAAGAAATGATAACAGTTATGACGCGACCAAAAGTTCTAAATATTGAACCAACGGAAAAGAAGTTCTGTAGTTGCGATAATTGCGTCACTAAGAAAAAGTGTGTAAACGAATCTAAATGCCTGTTTGGTTCAAAATCGAAAAGGAAGAAAAATGGCTGAAATAGAAGAAATGGATGAGACCACGTTAAAGAGTATTGTTTCTTCTGAGATTACAGATGCTCTGAACCATTTTGACAGCCATTTCTCTGAAGACAGGTTACAAGCTCAGGATTATTACATGGGCGAGGAACTTGGTAACGAGGTCGAAGGCCGTTCATCCGTTATCTCCACAGAGTTTGCAGATACCGTTGAATCGATTATGCCATCGCTTATGCGAGTGTTTACAGCCAATGATAAGTATGTTCGCTTCAATGCAAGAACACAGGAAGATGTCGAGAAGGCTGACCAGATTTCTGATTATGTAAACTACATCATTAATCACGACAATGAAGGATATCGCATCTTACATGATTGGTTCAAAGATGCATTAATGTTTCGCCTAGGTGTAGTAAAATTTTACTATGAAGAGGAAGATAAAGTAGACGAGGAAGAGTACAATAATCTATCTGAGTCAGAGTTAGCCATGCTTTTGGAAAATCCAGATATAGCGATTGTTTCACAAGAAGAAACAGTTGTCGAAAGTTTTACGGATAATAATGGTGAGGAAGTTCCAATTATAACAACTTATAACTTAGTTGTTAGGGTGACGGAAAAAAAAGGCAAAATAAAAATTACAAACGTACCACCAGAAGAGTTCTTGGTTAATCGCAGAGCAACAAGTCTCGAAGATGCTTATTTTGTTTGCCATCGCACAAGCATGACAGTTTCAGAACTTGTATCTATGGGTTATGACAGAGAAGAGGTAGAGGCATTTGCTGGTGAATCTGATTTGTCTGTAGATGAAGAAAGAACAAACAGATTTGGCGATATTGAGGCAACAACAGGAACAGATGCTTCTGACCCTACTTTGAAGGAAGTAATGTATTATGAATCAATTATTAATATTGATTTTGATGGCGATGGTATAGCAGAGAGAAGGCGAGTTTGCAGTATTGGCGCAGATGGCTCTCATATTCTTTTCAATGAACCATTTGATCATGTCCCATTTGCGGTAGTCAGTCCGATCTTAATGCAACATCGATTGGTTGGTCGTTCTGTATTCGATATGACAAAAGATTTGCAAGTCATCAAATCTACTCTTCTGCGTCAATATTTAGATAGCGTTTACACAAGCACACTCCCTCGAATGGAAGTTGTAGAGGGCATGGCAAATATTGATGATGTGCTAGATGGTACGGCTGGTGGTATTATAAGAGTTCGTCAAAGTGGTGCTGTAAGACCTATTACTGGAACTCAAGTAGGTGGAGAAGTAAGACCACTTATGGATTATGTAGATGAGATAAAAGAGCAAAGAACTGGTATGAGTAAAGCTTCTATGGGTTTGGATGCTAATGCCCTTCAATCTACCACCGCAAGCGCGATTGCAGCCACCGTGAGAGGGGCGCAGATAAAATTAGAGAGTTACGCTCGCAATATGGCAGAAACAGGCGTGAAGAGCCTGTATAAAGGATTGTTACATTTGGTAACAAAGTTTGACAATAAGCCTCGCATAGTAAGACTCAGAAATACTTTCGTACCGATTGACCCCAGAGAGTGGACATCTGAGTTTGATGTAGTCGTGCAAGTTGGATTAGGAACGGCTGACGATGAGCAGAAGATTGCTTTCCTTACACAGATAGCCGCAAAGCAAGAACAAATATTAGTACAAATGGGAGCTAACAATCCTCTAGTAAGCATGGAGCAATATGTTAACACTCTAAGAAGTATTGCTGAAATAGGTGGATTTAAAGACGCTGATTTATTTTTTAATAATCCTCAACAGATTGCTATGTCACAAGCACAGCAAGCACAGCAAGCACAACAGCCCCCTCAACCTGACCCAGCTACCATACAAGCTCAGGCAGAAATTGAATTAAAGAAACAAGAAGCAGAAGCCGATATTGCTCTCAAACGTGAGAAGATGATGATGGAGATTGAGCTTCAGCGTGAAAAGATGCAGATGGAAATGCAACTCAGACAACAAGAATTACAGATGGAATCAGAGCTAAGGGTTGCGAAGGCAGTTACTGATTCTCAAATTAGCACCAACCTACCAAGAGTTTAAAAAATGATAGCACCCGATGAAGAAACCTTAAAACAACAAGTAAAAGAAGATAAAGAAATTCGTAAGGCGTTCAATCGCACCAAGAAAGAGCGGAAAAAAAGAGGTATTCCAGAAGGTGGTCTGACGCGAGAACAAAATTTACAAAGACAAGAACAGATTAGACAGGGAACTGCAAATCTAAAAGCTAAATTAGAAGAGCCAACAAATTATGGATTAGATATTTTTGGAATTAAAATACCTACTACACTTGGACTTCTTGGAACTGGAATAGGCAATCTTACTAACACAATGATGTATAATACTCTAACTAATCCAGATTTAGTTAATCGACAAGAGGGTGGGTATCCAATATTCGACAGTCAAGGAAACATTGTTGGTGTTAGAGATAAATTTGGAAGGCTTACAGGTCGTGACCCAGAAGCTGAATTACAAGCAAGAATTGATAAAATGAACAATTCTGTGGAAGAGCCAGAAACTGTTGCGCCAAACCCTGTTACTGGACAATGCCCGACAGGATATACCTATGATGTAAACCAACAAACTTGCGTTCCAATATTTGCAAGTCAAATTCCATCAACCTTTAATTATGAAACATATATGCCAACCCCGACTTTATTAGATCAACCAATGAATTTACTAGATGTTGACCCGATGTTTGGTGAACCAATGGATTTTAATTACAGTATGCCTCGTGTGAGACTTCTATAATATGAATGAGGGTAAGGCTCGTGAAAAAATTGATAGAGGAGTTAAGGCAGAGGTATTATTACGCAACGAATTACTTCAAGAAGCATTTGATTATTTGGAAAGTGAATTTATCAGTGCATGGAAACAGAGTTCCGTACAAGATACGCAAGCTAGAGAGAGATTGTATTTATTATGTCAAAACTTATCAGCCCTTCAAGATTATATCAAAAATGTTGTTGAGGATGGTAAATTGGCTAAAGCAACTTTACAAGGGTTGAAAACAAATAAGAAATTTTGATAAAAAGGATTTACAATGTCGAATAACTCACAAGAGAATCGAAATCTTACATTAAACGATGCAGTTGATAGCCTTCTAAGCCCCCTTAAGGATACGGCAAACGATGAGCAACAAGAGCTAGAAGTAGCTCAACCAGTGGAGACAGAGTTAGAAACTGAAGTCGAGGAGAACTCGCAAGAGCCTGAGATTTCAGAGGAAGATGAAGTCGTTGAAGCTGATGATACAGAGGAAGAGGAGTTCGAGGAAGAGGTCGAAGAACAACCTCAACTATACACTGTCAAGATTGACGGTGAGGATGTTGAGGTCACGTTGGATGAACTCAGAAACGGTTACTCAAGGACTTCGGTATTTACAAAGCGTCAGCAAGAACTAGCTGAGCAACGCAAATCTCTGGAAGCGGAGATGTCGCAAGCAACGCAAATTAGAGATGCTTACGCAGAACAACTTGAGGTTTTAAAAAACCAAATCCAGCAGACAACTCAAGCAGAGCCTGATTGGAGAGCATTAGCAGAGCAAGGATATTCTGAAAAGGAATTATTTCTGGCGAAGGCAGAGTACGACAAAAACCAACAACAATTGGTTCGTATTCAGCAAGAGCAACAAAGAATAGCTCAGGAGCAAAACACTGAGAATCAAAAGAAGATGCGCGAGCATCTCGAAACACAAAGACAGGAAATGTTAAATCGGATTCCACAGTGGCAAAACGAAGAGAAACGCAACAGTGAGCGACTTGAGGTAATTAAGTTTGCAAACAAAGTTGGCTTTTCGGAAGAGGAAATAGCAAATGCTTCAGACGCAAGGGCTATTCACTTACTTCACATGGCTTGGCAATGGGATAAGTTGCAACAAAAAACCCCCAATGTCAAAAAGCGCACAAGAAAAGCTCCTAAGATGGCTAAAGCTGGTCAACCAAAAACCAAAACACAAGTTGCAAATCGTGTTAAACAGCAAGCAATGGATAGATTAACGAAAGAAAAATCTATCGGAGCGGCTGTTGATTATTTAATGAGCCGATAAAAATAAGGAGTTTTACATGGCTACACATACTACTTCAACTGCTGTCGGTGAAAGAGAGCAGTTAGCGGATGTTATCTATAGGATTGATCCTACAGAGACACCATTATTCTCAAATCTTAAAAAAGAAACCTCAAACGGTATTTTTACTGAGTGGCAAGTACAAGAATTAGCGGCCGCTTCTGCGACAAACCATGTCAATGAAGGCGCAGACAGCTCATTCGGTACACCAACAGCTACCGTCAGACTTGGTAATCACCACCAAATTTCTGAAAAGTCCGTTGCTGTTTCCAAAACGCTAGATGCAGTGGAGAAAGCTGGCCGCGACAGAGAGGTTCAGTATCAGAAGGTTCTAAAAGGATTGGAGTTGCGGAGAGACATCGAAAAATCCGTTGGAGATACAGATGTTGCCCGTTCTGGGTCTGACCCACGAAAATCAGCCTCTTTGTCATGTTGGATAACTAATGGTTCGGTAGGTGCTGGTTCAGGTGCTTTTGCATCTGGAGATGGTACAGACGCAGTTACTGGCGGTACTGACAGGGCTTTGACCTTGGCTTTAATCGAAGATGGGATGCAAGACGCTTGGAGTGATGGTGGTAATCCGTCATTGATGGTTATGTCTGCTACCAATAGAGCTAACTTTTCAAATCTGACAGTATCAAACAACTTGGTGCAAAATCAGGTGAATATGACTGCCGCAAAAGAAACTACATTTGTTGGCTCAACAAGTGTATTTCTAACAGATTTTGGTCAGCTTGAAG